GGTCCACAATATGTTCATTCCCCCTAGATACACACATACATAGGGAGAGCTTCATTAAGTGCGTTTGGCGGCGAGACTCGTAGCCCTCAAGATATGGCACATTGAACAAGGGGTTTCCTGCCAAGACGTTTTCTTCCTGGGTACGATAAAAGTCTTTATAGGCCTCCTTTGCCTCTGGGCTAAACATGTACTCCCCCTGGAGCGTATGGATAACCTCTAGGTCATGCAACAACACTTGTCTTAATCCTTCGTCAGGGGGGAACTCGTTGGGGTCTAGTATAGTTTGTCGCTTGGCTTGTTCCACAACAAAGATGCAACGCGCCGTGAACCCACCCCCCACTGCCTCTCTGGATAGCATGTAGGGTAGCCAGGATGGTGCAGTGGACCCCAATAGATTGACACACACCCCCACGATATGTTCAGTGGTAGACTGCTTTGTTCGCCTGGACCACCTATGTCTACTATCGTACCAGTTTGTGAGATACGCCTGGAAGCGCGTGTTTTTCTCCTGTAGGAACACCGACAACTCCTCGGCGCAAATGGAGATGGGGGACTGAAACCATCTTCTGTTTGTATCAGGGGCGATAAAGTCATGCCCCGCTGCCTTCATCTGCTGTATCAGGGCTTCCTCTGTAATGTCTTCTTCGATAATCATAGTGTTTAGCTCTTCAAGGTAGTCGCGGGCTATCATAACTGGTATGCCCTTCCTACCTCCGGTGGGACCCACTAATAATATATATACATTGGGATATATCTGCGACAGGCTTTGTCGCATGAATACTTTTCGCTCTAGTGCAGAGGCAATAGCAAACACACCCGCCCAGGTATGATAAGAAGTAGGACTTTCTGTCTTATCTGTGTATTCTAGGTGCCCCGTTAACCAATCATCCAGCCGCCGCTCTGTCATTTATCTTGTCCATGGCTTCTTGTATGGCTAGGGCAGTTTGATCTATATCTGGCGACAGAGGACACTCCTCCATACTTCCCCAGTCCAGACCGATCTTCAATGTAGTACCTATACGGAACTCCTTGCTGTTGTATTGGCACAGGGGGTTCATGTAATCTAGGCCTATCTTTATCACAGTACGGGCCGCGTCTTGTGTGTCTACTATATCTACTTGGAACAGGTTACTATCGTGTGTCTGTGTTAGGACTTCTATCTTGTCCATGCTTGTGTCGTTGAAAAACTTCAACATACCTATGCGTGTTATGTCGAACACCGTGCTCTGGGGGATAAAGGAGTAGGCTGCGTCGAATAGGGTTGCGCCCCAGGCGTCCATAAAGCGGCGCTTACGTCCGAAGCAGTTAACCAGGGTACGTGTTTCGTTCAACTGGTTCTGAATAGACTTATGAAATGTACGCTGTATACCGGGGTAGGATTTATGGTATAGTTCAACCAAGGTACGGCCCTCTACTTCAGGGATTTCATTTTCCAAGGAGAACCGCCTGTATTTCATGTCGTAGTTTAAGCCGTGGTTTGACTTCTTCCCAGCTTGCCGTATGGACATAGAACGGGGTAGGTACCAGTCTTTGTCTATGTCCAACTGTTGACGCAACTCTGCTATTTCCTCTGCGTCTGTGTTGTTTCCCACTAACTTGTTTTCTTTTACGACAAACTCTTTCGGGGCAGTACTAATTAGGCTCCCTGTGATGGTGTGGGGGCTTTCCCCACTATCCACCACAGAAAGCATGTTTGCGTCCTGGGACAGGTAGGCCACTACGACCCACTCTGCCCCAGCTTTGTCTAGTTCAATTAGGTATTTCATACTTTTGATTTGTAACTCTGGTTTCTTAGACCCGCTCGCTTATTTTTAGGTCTCTTCTTTGTCTTGTTAACAGTGGGGCTCTTTGGAGTATTGGTTATCCTACTAACGGCACAAGCCAGGATAGACCTAGCTCCCCTGGGATCATCATCTATAAAGTCGTTAACCGCTAACAAGACCTTCTTTAGCCAAATGTTCTCTTCCTTATACTTTGCCATGTTTTCCTCTTAGTTGGGTTTGGGTGGGTCGTCTAGTTTGTCTTCTTTCTTGTGTAGGGACCAAGCAAAGCTATTTAGTATGTGTGCTACAACCTGCTGCGCGATGTCCCTTGGCACCCCTGTGTTGTCTATGATATGCGCTTCCAGGTCCGCACACAGGGTTGCCATGGCTTCCATCCACTCTGGGGGCGGTATATAGTTTTCTATCTGTACAGTCATGTGTCTGCCACCAGGAACCCCTTGAAACCTGGGTGTAGGTTTTGTAGGTTCATGCCTGTTCCAAAAATGGTCTGGCTAGATGAGAGGCGTCCGGTAGTAGTTCCTCTAGGGTTGTAGCTACATCGGACCCGGCTATCTTTATCAAATTGGACTTCGAGGTAGGTCCCCAGGAGCTTTGATAGGGCTCGTATCTCTTGGACCAGTTTTGCTTCTTTGAGGTTGTACCGTCTGAAGATTCGAGACATAGCTCTATCGTCAGTCGTAGGTCGTCCAGTGGATCGTGAGATGTACGGCGTGAGCCCTTTCGTGACGTAGAAGTATTCCGCACACTGTTTGGGACTTGCTGGGTTGAAGGGGTACTCTGCCACCTTGTCAAGTTCCACCTGCTTGGCTGCAATAGCCGTTTCCACTTCATGCTTTGTCTCCTCTAGACGAACACGGTCCACTTTAATGCCGCGCATCTGCATGTATAGGATAATGGGGAATAGCTCTATTGTGTTGTTATAGGTCCCCCAGTAGCCGTCGCGTTCTAACGCTGGTTCCAGTTCATCGTCCCATGCGTCGAAACACACTGCGCTGTCTTTGCAGTTATACTGCCAGAACAGTTCCATGTCATGCCATGGCTTAGACCACATTTTACCGTCGTCCTTGTAGTAGGGCTCACGGGTATGTACACTACATATAAAGTCTAAGCCCTTTGGGAAGTCAGGGTATATTATATGGTGTGCTATCATTATATCTTGTATGGGACCCCTTGTATGTATACCCATCTGGCCTAGCATAAATCCAATGTCAAATATTAGGTTCATGCCCAACTTTGTTATGGTTGGGTCCCCTAATACACGGGCAATTTCTAGCCATATAGTTAGTTCTTGGTCAGGCATCCAACGATGCTTCCCACGTTCATCTACCAACGGTATAGACATCACACGGGAACGGCTTATTGCAAAAGATATACATGAAACCTGGTGATTTAGGGCTTCGATGTCCCAAGCTACGCGGTCCCCTATACTACCCAGGAATGCTAGGGCATCCTGGTACGAGGGATTTATGATTAAGTCTCGTTGGGGGAGGTTAAGGTCTGGTGTATGGCTCTCCTTCTTGACCATGTCGAGATCACTAATAATTAAATGCCGCCATAGGTAGTTGCCTCGTAGGGACGCAGCCGGGTGTATGGTGGGGATGATCTTGCGCCCACGGGCTTCCAAGATTGATCCTCGCCACTTTGTCACCCTGCTATCATTGTATAAGACGTGCAATGCTGTATTACCAAGGGGCACGATAACATTCGCACCACATCGGTCAAGGCGCTCTAGTGAGGCCTTTGACCTCTCTACCCCTATCTCAGTCAAGCCACCCTTTGCAGTCCACAACTCGTTGCTATCTGCATCTATTATTAATTTACCGTCGCGCTCCTTGAACACCTCTGTTTCAAATACATTTAATAGGTAGCATTCACGCCTTACTATTTTCGCGCTGTGCATACAGTGTTCCAAGAGTTCCCCACTGGGACCCACGAAGGGTTTACCCTGGCGGACCTCAACCCTTGCTGGTGCTTCCCCCAGTATGCAAATCTTTGCATCGGGGTTGCCGTCCTCATAGGGGCTAGTCATCTTTCTTCTTCAGTACGTTAGTTATGAATGCTTCCTGTTCATGTTCACTCATGGCAGAAAAAGCCTTTTCAAATGCCTCAATCTTGGACTTCTTCCCCTTGGGTGTACGGGGCTTTGTTGCTTTGGGGGGTCGTTTACTAATAAGGCGATCCTTGCGTATAGACCCTATTACCTGTTGCTGCTTAACAGTAGGTATAGCTAAAAAGTCCTCTACTAGCATTTCCAGCCGAGTCGTCATCGGCTCTCCATAGCAGCAAGCTGCCTCCTCAATAGATTGAGCTTCTTTTGTAGAATAATAAGAGTTGCCAAGCGGTCTGCTTCAAGTTGGGTCATTTCTTCCCTACTATCTTGAACTCCCCGCTCATAACTGCGCCGTATATCTCCTGGCCGTGTTCCTCGGCTGCGTCTATGATGCGTTCCAGTAAGGTACGTAAGATGGCAGCCCTAATACCCCAAGGTATCTTATTTGCCTTCTTATGTAGTGCTGGGCTAACATTAAAGGATAAACGAACGTGAATAGCGGGGTCTTTGGGCATTGTGTTGTCCTTTATGTCCTGCACAGGAGCCTCTCACAGAGGTAGGAGGTTACGGCAGCCGGGGGATGGACCCATAGGGTCTTATTCACCCCCCAGCCACGCGCTATGTCTGTTATTCAGAGGGTCCACTAGCAATGCCAGCCCTCAGAAAGCCGAGTCCCAGGCCGTTCAACAGGATAAGAGCATTATCCATGACACCCTGCCATGCTCCTATTTCACCAGACAGGGCATTAACCAACCCAACCAGTACAAGGAGCGCGGCAACAAGATATGTCTTTTTTCCCTTGATGAAGTCCATCTATTGGGGTCTCCTCTATTGAAGCTACTCCCTATCGGACCATTAGGAGTAGCCGCGTGTGGTGCTGCTAGGATGGACAATCCCTGTCCGACCACCTGTGTACGGGCTAGGCCCGTGGCAGCTTCAGTTTGTTAGAGATATTGCCTTCATACTCGTCCTGTACTACGAGGCAAGTTGCAGTTTGACCAATCATGTCCTCACTGTTGAGGCCCTTCTTCTCAAACTGCACGTTGAATAGGTGAAGGAAGCGCGAGATGTCCCGCATCTTGAACCGCTTCACACTGTCCTCATCCTCTGTTGCTGGGAACGTAAGGTAGTGAAAGATGCTCCCAGCGCCGTTCACAGGAGTACCGTCTTCTTCGGACTCTATGTGGAGGATGGCTACGATTTGGTCGCAGGTGTTCGCCTTGTTGCGACCGTCTCTTGCGTCATAGACACGCAAATTGTAGTTGCCCTCTGCAACTGGTTGATCTTCATAGTCGTCGCCTAGTCCTGTTGCTTCGATAAATGGCATGTTACTGATTCCTCTTTACAATGTTACCTATACCATAGGTTTCTGGTTTTGAGATGTCTTCTATAGTTACATCTTCAAACATCTCTAAGCCGCTCATGCTAGAGCGAATTGTGTCCAGCCCACGCACAGCCGGACGAGTTTGAATTTGGTACTTTAATGCTTCCTCAGTGGAACTATTCTTTGCAAGCCAGATGTCGCTAAACATAAGGGGAATAACGCTTCGAGCCTGTCCAGAGAGGTTTAGTTGAGTTG